ACGGGCACCGACCCGTACGGCCGAGCGTGGAAGCCGCTCAAGCCGAGCACCATCAAGAAGAAGGGCCACGCGCGCATCCTCATCGACAAGGAGAAGCTGAGAAAGGGCATCGACGTCCGTCCCATGAGCGGCGCCGGCGTGCAAATCACGATCGACGCGGACTACGCCAAGTACCACCAAGGGACGCGGCCCATCTTGCCGAATCGCGGGTTGCCAGCGACGTGGAAGGCCGCCATCACCGGCGCGCTGACGCAAGAGACGCAGCGCGCCATCGCAGGTACCGGAGCCGTGGTGTCTGGCTCCATCATCGACGTCGCAGCGGAGTAGCGAATGCCTGGCGTCATCACGCAAATCATCGACGCCCTCGGCCAGCAGCTGAACCTCCTGCTCGAGAACGGGCAGCAGCGCCCTCTCGTCGACGGAAAGATTCTCATCGGTCGCGACCACGTGAGCGACGCCCGCTCGGCGCCAAGCGTCGTCATGATTCCGAGCACGTCGCGGTACACCGGCGCTCAGATCAATGGGGCGACATGGACCGCGACGGACTTCAACGGCCGACGCATGCGCATGCGCGACCGACCCGTGTGGAGTGAGTCTCTCACGTTCGAGACGCACTGCTGGGCGGATACCGAGAGCTTTAGCGCCACCGACCCAGCGCGTGGATTCAATGCGGCACAGGCTCTCTCTCATACGCTCATGCGAGCGGCGTACCTGATTCTGAGTGGCAGCAGTTGTCGTCCGACGACGGGCGCGTGGGGCGACCAGGCGACGCAGAGTCCCAACCTCATCATCTCGGGTCACTACATGGTCTTCGGTCTCGAGGTCGATATCCCGGTGACCGATCAGGCGCTCCTCTTCGTTCCGCATGGGACGACGATGGGCCGGCCGAACATCACATACAGCACACCAGGCGGTGACTGATAATGGGCACGAATGGATACGTTTCCATCAATTTGATCGACAATGGGGGCGCTGCGGTCGTCGTGCCGACGCAGAACGTCCAGGTTGTCATCGGCGTGGCGTCGGCAGGAACGGTCGGCCAAGTCGTCGCGACCAAGAGTCCGCAGACACTTGCCACCACCTTTGCGTGGGGCCCGCTGCCAGAGGCGGCATCGCTGACGTGTCTGGCCGGCGGAACCGTGCTGGCGATCCGTGCGACGTCGAACACGGCGGGCGCGCTCACCGCAGTCACGACCTCGCAAGGCACTGGCGGCAGCACCGGCTCGAGTGTCACGACCGTCACGGGTGTTCCGTTCGACACGTACTTCGTGCAGGTCACGTACACGCTCGGCGGAACCGTCGCGACGGGCCCGATCGCGTTCACCATCTCGCTCGATGCGGGGCGCACGCAGTCGCCTCCGGTGCAGATCACGACGGCGACGACCTACCTCATCCCGGGCACGGGCATCACGCTCAACTTCGCCGCTGGCACCAAGATCGCCGGCAACTTCGATCGGTTCGGCAGCACCGAGCCGCTCTGGAACGACGCGGGCATCACCGCTGCCATCAATTCGCTGGCCGCAAGCCCGTACGGCCAGCAGGGCTTCGGCTCAATGCACATCGTCGGTGGAGCCGTGGCGACGGGCTTCTCGTCGGGTGCGGCGGGCGCGGACGTGACGGCGATCGCCGGCGACTCAGGGAGCAACCTCTCTGCGCTGGCCGCAGCGGTGCAACCCATCTACGCCGAGACGATCATGTCGGCGAGGGATGCCAAGTTTCCAACCGCGTGGGGAGGGACGGGCGAGACCGAGGCCACGTGGATGACGAGCATCCAGACCGACTACAGCGCGGTCGCCGCGCGTCGCGCGAGCGTGTGCGCGGCGTACTTCAACATGCCGAGTGCGCTCATCAACCCGCTTGGGATGTCCCCGCGATTCCGGCGGTCGATCGCGTACTCGATTGCTCAGCGCACGGTACTCTTGTCGGGCCCGCAGCGCAGCTGGGGACGCGTCAAGGATGGGCCGCTTGGCGGCATCGTCATCGACCCCATCAACGACCCCACCGACGGCTTCATCTACCACAACGAGGCCATCAACCCAGGCCTGAACGCGGCGCGGTTCGTCACAACGACCACGCGGGCGTACCTGCAGGGCATCTACAACCTGCAAGCCAACAACATGGCGAGCACGGGCGCGCAGATCAACTCGCGCCCGCTCATGGCCGTGTGGAACGTCGCAGCCACCATCCTCGTGCAGGTGGGCCAGACGCTCATCAATGACAACGTGCGGCTCCTTCCTGCGGGGACGATGGACCCGCGCGACGCCAAGACCATCGGCTCGATCCTGAAGACCGCGCTCGACACGAATATGACGGCCAATCAGATGATCTCGAGCTGTACCGTCGTCGTCGACCAGACGGCCAACGTGGGGACGGCTGGGATCGTTCCGGTCACCGCAACACTCACCGCCCGCGGAATCGTCCTGCAGGTCAACATCGGACTGCAGTTCTCGAGCGCCAACCAGGCTCAGGCCGCACAGCTCACGTAATCCAACATGCTTCTCTGAAAAGGACATTACATGGCCAACCTCGGAATCAATCTGGGGGTCATCGTTGGCTCCGTCGGGGGGCCGCTCCAGTACCCGCTCATCAACGGCGTCTCGTATTCGTGGGCCTCAATCGAGTTCAAGTTCGCCGGGGCCGTGGTCACCGAGGTCCTATCGGTCGACTACAAGATTCAGCGAGAGCGCAAGAAGAGCTATGGCACGAACGTCAACCCGCTGCGCAAGACCCGCGGCAAGATCGACTACTCGGCCAAGTGGAAGATGCTCTTGCCGGCCTTCTACAACCTGCTCCAGGGGCTCGGCGCGCAGGACCCAACTGGCAACAACGCCTACGGCGACGTCTTCTGGGAAGCCAACATCACGTACTCGGAGAACGGCTTCTCGCCCATCCTTGTCTCGATCCGCGGCAACACGATGGACACGGTGGAGAACTCGCACGCCGAGGGCGTCGAAGAGCCGGTGGTGGAATTTGAAACGAATCCACTCTTCATCCTCATCGATTCCGGTACCGGTCTGCAGCCGATGTCGAGCATCCCGCTCTCGGCTCCGCAGTTCTAGCCAGTCATACAAATCTCGGAGAGGGACGCCTCTCCTTGGAGCGCATAACGGGTCGCCGGGCGCGCTCCTCCTTTCTCTCAAAGGAGGTCGCCCATGTCACTCGATTCGTACGTCGTCTCCAAGGAAAAACTCGAAGAGCTCGAAGCACTGCACAAGCGCATCGGCGTCGTGACTCACCCCGACGGCAAGTCGTGGTACGTCGTCCTGCGCAAGCCGAAGCGCGCAGAGTACAAGCTCTTTCGCGCGAACTCGAACAACCCGCAGCTGCAGGCCGAAGCGCAAGAAAAGCTCTTCAAGTGCACGTGTGTTGTTCCTGCGACGCAGCCCGAGATTGAGGCGCTGCTCGATGAGTGGCCCGGGATTCCGGAGGCGTGCGCTCGTATGTTCATCGAGCTCGCAGGAATGGCGGGTGTAGAAGAAGGAAAATCCTAATGTCCCTGCGGCGAACGCAACGCAGGGACATAGCGGCCTTTGCAGACGGGCTCACTGAGATGCTCCGCGGCGAGGATACGTTGTCAGCTGAGGCAGCGTGTCTGAACGTCGCGGAGCTTCTTCTCATTTGCGGCAACTACATGACAGATGGTAAATTCGGTGGGTGAACACCGTCTTCATTCCGCGTGGACCGAGGCCAGTCGGAGAGCCGCTCAGCTGCAAGCTATGCCGCACAACGGATCCATCAAGGTTTCGTGGGCTCAGCGATTGGATGTGCGAGAGATACAGGGAACTGAAGCGTAAGCAGCACACCGCGTGGCAGTTCGGGATTACGAAGGAAGACGCCGACGCTCTTCTAGCCGCTAAGCATAGGCCGTGCCAGATCTGCAAGCGTCAACTGAGGTGGCGTCAGATGGTAATCGACCATGACCACAGAACAGGTCACGTGCGTTCTGTCATCTGCACAGGGTGCAATACCGCAATTGGGCACTTTAGAGAGGACATCGATACGATGACGCGTGCGATTGAGTATCTGAAGGAACACAAGAGATAGGTTCGATGTCGCGCATTCGAATCGTTGCGAAAGCTCCGCCACCTGGACCGAAGCTAAAGATCGGTGGCCAGTGCGTCTTCAACGGCGTGATGCTCGGTTGGACCGACGTCGAAGTGTACATCGTGCACGATGATGGTACGCAGGAGCCGTTCCCGTTCGTGCGCGGCGTCAAGCTCGATTGGAAGGAAGGCCCCGAGGCGCTCATGGCGACGATCGAGGTCTACAATCCAGAGGTCGACGTCGTGGCCGAGTGCGATGAGGCCGTCACCCCGTGAGCATCGTCTGGGGGGTGAACCTGCGCGATGAGGTAAGCCCCCCGGCCAACGCTGCAGCCAAGGCCATGGGGGATGCCGCCCAGCAAGCAAAAGTGCTGGCCAGCGCGATGAAGGCGGCGCAAGCCGCTACCACCAAGGCCGCTGCGTTGGGGGACGCGGCAGGCGTGAGGAGGGCAGCGGCCAACTACCACGTACTGTCGGAGTCGTTCCATGCGCTGCCACCGGGGGCGCGAGAGGCAACCGAGAAGACGCACGAACTCGGCGAGTCGATGTTCGCGTCCGTCTTCAAAGCAGAGCTGCTCAAGGACGCCGTCGAGGAGCTTGGCAAGAAGGCCTTCGAAGTTCTCAAGAGCGGCTTCGAGCTAGCCATCGACGCCAGCGAGAACCTGAAGCGCATGACGGCGCAGTTCGACGCGCTTAGCGCCGCTGGGGGAGTGTCGGGCAAGGCGACTGTCGCCGCGATTCGAGAGATCGCCAAAGAAGTCCCGCAAAGCGAGGCGCAGGTGGCCGCGTGGTCGCGCTCCCTCATGGCGACAGGCACCATTCGCCTGGACAAGCTCAAGGAGCAAATCAAGGCGATCGCGAGCGCCGACGCGCTGGGAGCCGTCGAGGGGGCCGGGGAGGCCGTGCGTGGCATCCTGTCCAAGCTCAACGAGACGGCCGAACGTGGGAGCAAGACCAAGTTCACGCTGGCCAAGCTGGCGCCAACGGGTCTGTCCGAGCGCGACTTCCTGAACGCCATAGGGATGACGGCCGGCAACTTCGAGGCCGCCAAGAAGGCGGGCACAGTCACTGGCCTTCAGATCAGCGACGCCATCGTCAAGGCGCTGAACCTGAAAGGCAAAAGCGCGCTCGAGGCGCAGATGGACGAACTCTCGACCTTGGCGACCAAGGCCAAGGATGCGTTCACGAAGCTCTTCGAGGATGTCGACATCACGCCGTTCACCGATGGGCTCAAGAGCTTCTTCAACATCTTCGACCTCGCGCGGCCGAGCGGGCAAGCCATGAAGGCTGGCATCACGGCGACCTTCAACGAGATCTTCAAGATTGCGGGCAAGGTGTTCGAACTGATGCGCCACGGGTTCTTCGTCATCGGCTCGGTCGTCCTGCAGACGATGCTCTTTCTCCGGCCGTTCGTTCGGCAGTTCAAGGAGTGGTTCGCCGCGCACGACGGGATGAACATCATGATCACGGCGCTCAAAGGTGTGGGAATTGTGGTCGGGATTCTCGCCGGGTTCTTTGGGGGACTCGTTCTCTCGGGTCTCGCAGTGGGCGCGATGTTCACGGCGCTCGGTACCGCGGTCGCGCTGGCCATTGGCTACGTCGTGGGGCTCGTGCCACGTGCGGGCGAGGCGCTCGGGGACATGGCGTTCAAGGCCGTGCAGGCGGGGACCGACTTCGTGAACGGTCTCGTAGACGGAATCAAGAACGGCATCGGGCGCGCGGTGGCCGCAGCGAAAGAGATGGGCACGTCGGTGCTCAACTCGATCACCGGAATGTTCCAGAGCCATTCGCCATCGCTCGTCATGCGCGGCATTGGGATGGGGCTCCCGGGCGGGCTCGCCGCCGGAATCCACGGCGGTACCGGGCAAGCCGTTGCGGCCTCGGTCCACATGAGCGAGGCGGTCGTGCGGCCTGTCGAAACGGTGCGCGTGGGCGCGAGCGCGCCGCCAAGGACAGCCGCGCCGAGCGGCGAAGGCGGAGGTCGTGGCGGTGGCTCGGTCAACCTGACGATCGAGAACTTTTCGATCAACGCCGGGCACACGGGCACCCCGCAGGAGCTCCGGCAGATCGTGGAAGAGGAGTTCACGAGCTTGGGCGAGCGACTGGCTCTGATGATTGGCTCGGCCCCGGAACCCGCGTAAGAGAATATGCCGATCCTGCAGAGCAACGTCGTCCAGCCACGGTCCAACTGGCTCGTCCCTGGGGCGACCGGTACCAACCCGTTCGACCAGCCGTGGGACTGGGACTACTGTTACGTCGCTGGCGTCATCTGCCCAGGGTACTGCGAGGTCATCGGGTGGAAGCGCGAGTGGGGATGGCAGGAGAAGCACGCGCGCGGGATGCAGGGCAACATCCTGACGTACACGGGCAAGCCGGCGGCCAAGGGCCAGATCAAGTTCTATCTCACCGAGGGGCACGACTTTGCGGAGTGGGCGACGTTCCTGCCGCTCTTCAAGTACGACCCAACGCGCATCAACACGAGTGCCGTCGACGTACGCCACCCGGCGATTCAGTTCTTGGAAGTCAAAGCGTGCGTGACGCTGGACATCAGCCAGCCCGAGCACGAGGGGCTCAATCTCTACTCGATCACGGTCAAGATGGCGGAGTTCACCAAGCCTCCGCCAGCGCCCGCCGTTTCGACGCCAGCAGGGTCCAACGCGGGCGCGAATGGGCTCAATCCAAGCGCTACGCCGTCGCCCACCGACCCGGCGGAGATCAAGTTCAACGGCTTGTGGCAGCAGTTCTCGAACCCATAGGCCATGGGGCAGTTCGTCAACGTAAGCGGCCAGCAGGTCGTCACGATGAACCTTGCCATACCGCTCTACGGCCTTTGGGTGGCCGACGTGGTCTTGGCGTTGGCGACCCCACTGCCGTCGACGTCGGTGACGATTGCGCTGGGGAACCTATCGCTCGTCGGGGCGGTCTACCGTCAGTTTGCCTTCGCCGGCTCGGTCGGGGCGCGTCTGGTCGGTGGCGCCGGGGGATGGGCACAGCCGGTACAAGCCCGCGGCTACAACAATCCTAGCGGGGTACTGCTCTCGATGGTCGTCGGCGACGCTGCGCGCGACGTGGGGGAGAGCGTCATCGTGGCCGCTGATCAGACCCTTGGTAACTTCTACGCGCGTTTTGCCGACAAGGCATCCCGCGTTCTGGCGGCCGTCGCTGGGCCACTCTGGTGGGTCGACAGCGCGGGGGTGACGCACGTGGGGCCGAGGCCGACCGGGGCCGTCAAAAGCGAGTTCGTGGCCGAGCAGTTCCACGGGCACACCGGAGAGCTCGTCATCGCGACCGAGGACTACGCGAGCTGGCTGCCGGGGGTGACCTTCACCAACTCGACCGTCGGCACGCAGACGGTGGCGTGCGTGCGCCATGACGTCACTGGCAACGGGGAATCCAAGATGAAGGTCCTCGTATCGTGAGGAGATCATCACCCAGTGAGTAACACCACTCCACAGATCGACCGGTACCTCGCAGCGATGCGCGAGATCGTCCGGCAGGAGATCGCTCGCTTTCTCTTCGGAGTCTATGAGTACGTCGTTCAGCCATCGTCGAGCGGCAACACCGTCGACATCGTGCCGGTGGACCCGACGACCGGGGCCCCAAACATCTCCGGCCTCGTCATCTGGATGGGCGTCCCAGGATCGACGTGCACGCCGCTGCCGGGATCGCACCTCGCGGTGGTCTTTCTCGATGGCAATCGCGCCAAGCCGCGCGTCATCGCTTTCGACGCCACGGCGACCTTCCCAGGGCTCACCCCCAACAGCATCGTGCTCGGCGGCTCGTCGCCGTCGCCGCCGGTCCCCGTGCCTGGCGCAGTCGCGCGCGTTGGGGACGCCGCGGGGCCGTTCCTCGTGACCACGGGTAGCTCGCGCGTGTCGGCCGGATAGGAGACCGCAGCACCATGCCGATGACCGGAGCCGGACTGTCGACGGCAATCAAGACGGCGCTCTCCGCGCGGGGATGGTTCAACAAGAACGACCCGAGCGCGCAGCAGTTCTGCGATGACTTGGCCAACTCGATCATCACGTACATTACGGCCAACGCGCTCGTACTGCCGACGCTGCTCGTCGCCCCGAATGGCGGCGGACCGGTGACGGGAACGGGAACGATCACGTAGCATGGCGACCACCACCATCGACGGAACCGACATGAGCTTGCTCATGGACCTCGACCCCATGGGGACGGTTGTGAGCGGGCGCCTCCTTCTCACGCAGGCCGTCGTGCGTCGGTGGACGACGCCGCGCGGGCGGCTCCTTGATGACCCGCACTACGGCTACGCGGTGACAGACGAGCTCAATGACGACCTCGGGCCGAGCGATATCAGCCGCATCGGCGCGAACATGGACGCCGAGGCCGTCAAGGACGAGCGCATCGTGTCGTGCCTCACGAGCGTGCAGTTCAATCCAGTGACCGGCGTCCTCAACACGTCGAGCATCTTGAACGACGGCGCCGGGCCATTCTCACTCGTCCTCAACATCACGGCGGTGACGGTGACCATTCTCTCTCAGCAATTGAATATCTGACGAATGACCATCGCCATTAGCTCACTTTTCCAACCGTCGCCTCCTGGGATCAACTCCCAGAATCCGGCGGGCACGATCGCGCCGGGCTCGTGGCTTGCCACGCTACTGGCGGACGGGGCGACGCTGGGACTGCCGACCACCGCGTGGCAGCCTGGCCAGCCGA